ACTGAAACTGAAACTGAGATTCAATTAAAATTTTATAATTTATACTTATTGAAATGAATGAAAGAGAGATACTTAAACAAAAATAAAAAGTTATGTATGTATATTATGAAAACAGTCTATGGTCTTTGCTAACCCCGATACGAGGCAGTTTATTTCAAGACTTAAAAGAGAGTAATCCAGAGCATCCTTGTGAAATAAGGGAGACTGGTGGAGGTTCGTATCTGAAAACGAAAGTTGTAGAAATCAGCGAACTTGAGGATCACTCTGTGGTTCGTAATATGTTCGCACTAAACAGAATGTAGTATGAAAAATTACGATGAAAAACTATTAGAGATGTCCGAAGATGAACTTGATGTTTTTGCAAAAAAACAAGCAGCAATAGTCGAGTATAACCCAAGGGGTAAAAAAAGATGTCGTTGTTGTGGGTCTATTATCCACGTTTTTGCTACAATATGCACAGTGTGTAATTGTACGCAGTAACTAACCAGAGGGGCAGTATTCTGTCCCTCATAACATAGGTAAGTAGTTCAATGGTAGAACAGTCAGCTCCAACCTGGCATATATGGGTTCGATTCCTATTTTATCTGATTTTAATAATTGAAAAAAAAACATAAATACTTATAATTATGCTTTATACCATATTATTATACTATGAAAAAAGTAATGTTATTTAAGAAATTAGACGACCACAAGAGGACAAGTAATATCCTCAATGATTTAGAAGTAAGAGTAGCTAAATTTTCCTTAGAGAAGCCAAACCTAACAGCTTTGAAGAGACAAAAATTACAATCTATTGTTACTAAGATTACCGACATTAAGGCTGTTCTTCGTGAAATAGCACTAGATGAACTTGTTGATGAAGATTGAGATGAAGATAAACAAAAAGAGATTCAGAAACTGTATTAGTCTTCATCTTTTTGAAGAGTTGTAAGCCAGCACCAGAACTCATGTAATGTAACTTTTTTCGTAGAAATACTATCGGTTACTTGTCATGGATTTAGCGATCACATATAGTCCATCATTAAATGTTGGGCTATTTTTGATTTATATCAAATAGTCCTTCATTCCGGGGATATTTTGTTTCTCCTCTTGTGCATTTGTAATCTTTTTATTTTGAAATCCATTTTTTCAATCATTTTAACACATCAATCGTAACTAGCTGGTATTTTCATATATTTTCTATTGAAATAAAGATTTATTTGAATATATACTTAAATATACAAAATTCAATACGTTTTTATTATTTATGATTATACCATGGCTAAGAAAGAAAGAAAATTTGTTCTAAAAGAACCTGGAGTGTTCGACTTGATCGAGACAGCTGAAAGAACAGATACTGTAGATGTAGGTAATGCACTAGAGTTTCTTTATAAGATGAGGGCAGAACTAGCTGGGTATAAGAAACAGCGTATACAACTTATTGATAGTATGAACAATACTATTGAGACATACAATAAAATGGTATCTGAACTAGAAAGTCTTGAAATAGAGGAAATAGACGTTGCGGAGTTTCATTCTGGGAAAGTGGACTATCAGGATACTCTAACAAAAATAATTTGAGTTAAAATAAACCTACTTGGTTTGAAAAATAACTTTGAAGCACTTGCAAAAAGAATAGAGGATGGGGTTAATGGTTACAATCATAGTATAGACCTTATGAACGAAGCTAATAACAAACTAGAGATGGGTGTTGAGTGAATCCCAGAAAAATTTGACGAAGCAGATCTACTAGATATGACTAAAGAAGATGACAAAAAGTAATCTAAAAATATTCCCCAAGACAGCATGATTTTTTAGGGTTTTCCAATGAGGCAAAAAGTTAGCTATTGTTGTTGAAAAACACACAGATTGATATGGCGTAAAAATCATATGAAGATGGGATAGTTCTACATATATGACAAAGATAAATAGTATAGAATGAGAGGTGCATTTGTCTTATGTGTCATGAAGATGTGGTGGCAGGAAAACATTTAATTGAATTTTAGTGAATAACTTCGTGCATGAGAAAATTTGAACCATCGGTTAAACAGTATCAAGCTTTAATGTATCTGGGTATTATCCCAGTTAGTGATGTTATTGATTGAAAGCGGGTGGCTAGAATAGATAAGCAGTGACAACCAGTATTTGATGACACAACTGTTACTCTTTGATATTGAGGAGCGGCTTGATGATGAAAGTCATATATTGGTTGTAAATGGCTTAGTATGGTTGCCAAAAGATATCCAGGGACTAGACGGTTTATAGCCAGAGAAGAGTTGAAAAGGTTGAAGTGATCGACCCTTTTAACTCTTTTTGAAATATTTGAATCAGAATGAATGGTGCGTGATGTTGATTATTCATATAATAACATAGCTGGAGAAGTAAAGGTTTTCAATTGAGACAGTCCAACAACAGTTATAATGCTATTATGATTAGAGGAATTACCATCAGATCCATTATATTCTAGGTTTTGATCAATGGAGTTTACTTGATGATTTATTGATGAAGCAAATGAAGTAGCTGAAAACTGATTCAACATTTTGGGTACTCGTATAAGGTTTAAGTTAGAAAAGTTCTGTCCGCATTGTGCATGAAGTATATCTAGTGACAACTTTGTGCGTGTTGATAGCATAGATAATCCAGACCAGACAGACGTTGATGACAAATACATAGAAAAGAACTTATATAAGTGTCCTACATGCAATAACAGTACATATGGTCTATGTCCAAAGGTATTATGTACATTTAATCCAGACAAATGACGAGTTTACCATAAATACTATAAACCATGGAGGCAGTCAAAATTACCAACACATACGAAGTTTATACCAGCATTAGCTACTGACAATCCACATCTACCAAGGGTGTATATACAGAGCCTAAAATCCCTGAAAGATAAAGTGATGAAACAGAGGCTTTTGTATGGTAATTTTGATTATGACGATTCACCTGGTAGGTTGTACGAATACGATGAATTGCTAGCTATGTTTTCCAGAGAAACAAATACTTCATTGCTTAGTAAAAAATTAGAAGAGGATACAATGTTCAAAAAAGCAGTTAGTATCCATTGAAAAAGAGAAATAACAGGCTATAATTATAGGATAGTGTGTGATCCAGCCAGACACTGACGTGACCGAGCTGTGATTACATTATGGAATGGTCTTTCGGTAGAAAAAATAATAATATATCTAAAATCAGATATCACAGAACTAGAGGACGAGATAAGAAAATTATGGGACAGATACTGAATATGATCTAGGCAAACAATTGTCGATGATGATTGAGTTTGATGATGACTAAAAGATAGTCTTAAATGTGTTTGATTCGTAAATAATGCACAAGCCATCCAACCAAAAAAAATGAAAAAAAACAAAATGGAAAAATTAAACTATCAAAACCTAAAGACTCAGTGCTATTTTGAAATAGCAAATCACTTGGAAAATATGGCAATAAGTGTTGATGATATAACAATAAAGTGATGAACACACGAGGAGATGGCTGCACTCACACCAGACATAATAAAAGAAAGGTTACTAGAAGAACTTGATGCAATGGTAGAAGTTGATATTGATAAAGATTGACCAAAAAAAATAATACCAAAAAAAGATTTAAAGAAAAAATTATGAAGATCCCCAGATATGTGAGATTGTATAATGATGAGGATGTTTTGGGAAATAAAGGCAAGTTCACGTGCTTTCGTATATTGATAACTCTTCAATATTTGCAAAAAAAAAGTTTATGATTATAAAAGGAGCAGTTTAGCTCCTTTTTTTTCTTGATATGAGCAAAAAAAAACCTAGCACACAAAAGACCGCAGTATGATTGGCTAAAGACGCTATAGTTTCACAGGTAGTATGAAGATGATATTCATACATGTGAGACAGGCTTTCAGATTGCTGAAAATTAAACATCTCACTAGAAACAATGTATAAGTTACAGCGTTTGAATACTGAGGCACAATCTGCCAAGGATTTAATAGTTAAGATGGTAGGTAAAATCGGTTTAAGGTTCACCAAATGAGACAAGGTGGTAGACAACAAGGCTTGGGCAAAAAGGATAAAGGAGTTGTTTACAGACCCACAAACAAATTCATATAAAACATTTAGAGACAAATATTACACAAATAGTTTTTGTAGTGGTAGTGTTTCTTGTTTTATAGCGACAATGGGGGATGGTTCTAAAAGAGTACAAATATTAGATAGTAGAGGTGTATCAAAAGATGCAGACGGTTTCTGAAACATGAAAAGATTTTACTACAACCAAAAAGAATACCCATTAAGTAAAATACATTCACAGATAACTAAATATGATCCAGATGACGCTAATTTCTGAATGTCCATATACGAGACAGTTGTGTATGTAGCATTTTCTGATTTCGAGGCAAGTAAGAGAAATTACTACTTCTTCAAAAATAATGCTATGCCTAATGTTATTTTAACCATGGAGGATTGAATTGAGAATCCAGAGGAGGTTAATGCAGCTATAAAGAGATTCGAGGATAGATATAAGTGAAGTGAGAATGCACATGGCGTAATGGCTACTGGTGGGATAAAAGAGGTAAAGACAATAGATTTTACCAATAGAGACCTAGAGCTACTTGAATTAAATAAATTTAGTATTAAGAAAATGGGTATCGTTTTTTGATTTGACCCTAGATTTTTGTCATACAAAGATGATAAGAATGGGTCTCATGCTGAATACGAAAAGATGGCTAACCAAAGCGATAAATCAATGGTTGACTATGCAGATGTTTTGGAGGAGTTCATGTACCAAGTAACTAAAAAGATATATCCAGAATTTCCATTCGATTCGATACAGCTTATAAACGACCAGTTCCTAGATCCTACAGTTAAGCAAGATCTAATTTTGAAGAAATTAGAAAAATGAGCTATAACTTTTATGCAGGCTATAGAGGAACTATGATATCCTACTGATGGGCTGCCTGAATATTTAGATACTCATTTCATAAATATTCAAAATGATTCAATAGAGAATATCTTAAACAAAAGTACTGAGAGTATAAAACAAATAAAGGTAGCAACAAAGAAGATGTGAGAAGAGGAAAAGGTAGTCGAGAAGCCAGATAACTCTGATAAAGAATAATACACATTTGCAAAAAAAATAAAAGTAATTATATTATAGTAAATTCCTAGGCTTAGTTTAAGTATTGTACTGTGCAGGTAGTTCGCCTAGGTCTGCTTGCACAATAGAATATTTAGATTATAAGGTATTCTCCTAATGGAAGTTAAAGACATGTCTAAGAAACAGTTTAAAAAGTATATAAATGAAAACGGGTTTTTTGTTAATTTTAATGTTAATAAAATTGATAGAGACGATATAGATTCAGTATTAGAAAATTGAATAAAAATTGATAGGGAAATTCCTGTTGGAAAAAATATTATAATTTTCAAAGGGATTGCATCTCAAAATTATGGTTTAGGGGAAAAATCAAGGAATTGATATAAAATAGATCAAAAAGGGTGGATGTTTGAGAATTACTTAAAAAATCCGATTGTGTTATTGCAGCACAATCATGACTACGGTGGTATTGGACACGCATCAAAACTATGGTTAGACAAAAAAGAATGAAATTTGAATATATTGTTATTCGTAGATACGAACACATTAGACGATAAAACAAAATACCAAATAGAAAATGGATATATAACAGCAGTTAGTACGTCACACTATACACATGAAGACAAGATAGAAGACAATAAAACTGGGAAAAGAATGACACGAGAAGAGGCAGCAGAAAAGCTAGACCGAGAAGAGTTGCGAAATGTAATGATTGGGAATAGTGACAAATATACATTAGTTGTTACAAAGGCTGAAATGATAGAGAATAGTATGGTAACTATTGGTAGTAATGAGGGAGCATTAGTATCTCATAATAGTGTAGGTAATTATTTTACAAATAAGTATTCTGAAACATTGTTTTCGGGAATTTTATCAAATAAATTTACAGGTATGAACCCAGAAGAAATTAAGGCATTACTAGATAACGCTGGTCTAAGTAAAGATCAAAGAAACAAGGTTATGGCTAAACTTAATGAACTTAAAGATGAAGAAAAGACTGATGAAAAAGTTGATGAAGTGGTAAGTGAAGTTGCAAAAGAAGATGAAAATAAAGAAGAAAAAACTGATGAAAAAACTGATGAAAACAAAGAAGAGAAAAAAGAAGAAGCTGGTGAAGACGAGGCTAAGAGTGGCGAAAAGCCATCTACATCTGAAAATGATGAAGCTAAGGAAGATGGAGAAAATCCAGAAAAAAATAACATCAGAACAAATAACAATTCTACTTTCATTAGTAAAATTGAATTTAATAAGTTTAAGGAAGCTTCTGACAATGCGTATGCAGACTTGAAAAAAGAGCTAAACGCACAAGCAAAAGAATCTGAAAATCTTATTGATTGATTGGTTACTATTGTAAAGGCTGTTAATACAATGCAAGACAACCTACGTGCTATAGTTACTGATGGAGTATCTAATTTTGCTAAAGTGAAAGAAGATACAGCAGATAAGAAAACTCAGCTAACAACTCTATTAGAGAACATAGCTGGATAATTTATTTTAATATTTAATACATTTTAACATGAAGACAGAAGCGTTGATCAACTTAATTGGAGATCTAAAAGAAAAATCTGGAGTAAATGCAGATGCAATTGCTAAAGAAATTGAAAATGCTAAGGCTAAATATTCACAGAATGCTAATGAAGTTGAACATACTGGTAATGTTGGTTTCGGTAAAGAACTTGTACCAACTGATGTATTGTCTGGTCAAATCATTAGAATGATCCCTATGACATCTACATTCCTTACAGACCTACCAGGTTTCCAAGGTACAGACATGGGTATTTCAGAACAAAGAGCTATAGTTGGAGAAATCGGTTTCGCTAGAGGAAATCAAGAATGGACAACAGGAGCTGGACTCATATCTCAAGGTAATAGAAAAGTGCCTACTGATAGAATTACTATCAACCAAGCACCAATGATTGCTTCTGTAGATATTTCTAAAAGATTGAAAAACTATTCTATTATGGACATGGAAAAGTTTGTTAAAGAACAAGCTGCAGCTGTATTCTCAAGAACAATAGAATCTCAAATCTTGAACTGTGATTCAAGCGATGCAGTAACTGGTAATGTAAATCTTGACGATGCACAACCATCTGCTACATTTGCTGATGGGTCTGATGACCACAGATTGCTATTAGACAATGGTCTAAGAAAAGTATTTTTGAGTGGTGCAGCTGGTACTGACTACTTAGATGTTGGTGTTCTTTCTTGGAATGACTTTATCGAAGTTAGAGCTTTGATGGGAGAATATTCTTACAATTTGAGAGAAATGTTGCTTATCATGAATGGAGCTACATACAACAAAGCGTTGGTTCTTGATGAATTTAAGAAAGCAAACGAAAATGGAGTAAAATCTACAATCTATACTGGAGCTATTTCAAATATTGCTGGAGTTGATTTGTTTATTGCTAGAGATTACCCAAAAACAGCGGCTGATGGAAAAGTATCAGTCACACCTGCAAACAACACTAAGGGAGGGTTCTTGTACTTGAAAAGATCTGCTATTCAGTATGGATTCGGTCAAGCTATCGAACTTGATACTGTTAAAATCCCAGGAAAAGGATATTCAGTTATTGTTACAATGGAATTTGGTTTCGCAATTGTAAACAAGAAAGCTGGAGCTACTGACCCTTGGGTAGTAGGAGGAATTAACGTAACATTATAGTATAAACGTCTGCCGTCTAACGGCGGCAGATTCTTTTAAAATATTAACTAAAACCTATGGCTTATTATAAGTATGCTGGTACTGAAAGTACTAGAGTACAAAAAGTTAAATGAGGAGAAAAAGTAAGATTAGAAAATGGAGATGTTGTTGATACATATTTAGATCATCAATATTTGCTTTCTTGTAAGTTTGTAGCTTGCGACAAAGATGGTAATTTAGACTGAGAGATCAGAGATGGATCTAAAGAGGCAGCTGAGAAAAAAACAGCTCCTGTAAACCAGGAATGATTGGATAAAAATGATGAATCAGAGTTAAAAGAAATGACTATTGATGAATCAGAGTTAAAAGAAATGACTATTGATGAAGCTAAAAAATATTTAGATGACAATGGTGTTAAATACCACCCAGCTACTGGTATAAAAAAACTTCTAATCGCTATCGAAAAACACAAAGAAGAAAGTAAAGCTTAATTTATTTATAATATATGCAGGATGTATGCAACTGTAGAGGATGTTCAAGCTAAATTAGGTATAACAACATTGTCTGATACTAAAAGGTCTCAGATAGAAAAATTCCTAGAATGGACAGCCCCAGAAATTACTGCTATAATATGAAATGTTATGTTGGGGGAGAAAACAGAAAAAATAAATATTTGTGATGTTTGTGACTCCATCCCAGTTGAAATATACTTGAAAAATATAGAGGTTAAGAGTATCAAAAAAATAAATGATAAGGACTATGCTTGAGTCATATGAACTGACTATTTAATAGCACAGCCACAGAACAGAAAAGTTGTTATCAAGGATTTGTTTGACTATCTTGATTGAAATGAATTAGAATATTTCACAATAACATACATATCTTGATTTGATAAAATACCATGAGATATAGTATTCGCACAGGTGTTGTTAGTTGAGGAAGAGATGAATAAATCTTGATGACAAACAATATCTCAATACAAGATGTGACCTAGAACAATCAAATATGCTTGACCTTGAGAAAACAATTCTAGCAAAAACTGATTCGAGTCTTACTTGAACAAATATAAGATTTTATATATTTAGTCTCTGTCATGCAGATGTTCTATGATAAACAATGCACGATAAAGAGATTCGTTGTTATAGACAAAGACTGAACAGATATACAATCTGAAACACTGTTGTATAAAAACTTACCATGTGATTATTACTTAGCTCCCAGGGGTAACGTAGTAAATCGGTTGGAGAGTGAACAAACAAGGGAACAAGACAAAGACAGATTAGACTGTGTAATTCCTTGAACGGAGTTTGATGAAGCTAGGAAAATAATTCAGTGAGATTTGGTTGAGCTTACTTGACCAGATGTGTCTGAGTTATGACAATATATGGTAGATCAAGTTGATTATTATTATATGCCAAGTTGAGCGTTGGAGAATGTTTATTTGCGTCTTAACCAAATAGTTTAATGAAATTCACGTATAATGTCCCAAAACTAATACATGGTTATAAAAACCAGATAGCAGAAGACTTAGATGCTTGAATGATAGCTGTAAAGGAGATGGTAGATTTACTTACACCAGAGGACACTTGAGTGCTAATAGCAAACAACAAAAGAGATGCAATAAAAATTAGTTGAGATCTCATAGTATGAAGAGTTCATAACGATACGAGTTATGCAATAGATGTGGAAGAGTGAATGTGAAGAACATTCTCCTACCAAAAACCTAAAGGCAATAAGTGACGATATGTCTGAGAGTGAGTACATACTTACGAAAGGGCATTGGCTGCGACTGAGCCTATAATACTTCAATTCTTAAAGAGATAATATGTACGCCATTTTAAGTTGAACGAATGTAGTAAAAGCACTCAGATGAATACCAACATTGATGGATATGTTACCATGAAATATCAAAAATGAAAAGAGACTTAGGAATGATAAGGAAATTGATAGTGGCGATAGAAATCCATATATGTTTATAAGTAAAGTAGATATGCCATCTTACTTTTGATCTAGGTTTAGTAAACAGGCTTTGGTAACAATGACTATCTGCTGAACTAGACAAAATATAGAATCGGATTTTACACTAATATTCGAGGAGCTAGAGAACTCAATGATGTGAGACATAGAATGATGTTTGCCGATACAATCACGAGATGGTGTTGAGGTGTCATGAATAGAACGCTGATATTGAGGTAAACCAACTAGAGATGAGAAATGAAATCTTGTGTTGGCTAGAGATTATGTTTTTACTTATATAATTCATAGATAATGGCTAAGAAATTAAATGCTAGTATGAAAAATTACAACAAGAAAGAGGCTACAATGAAGACGTCACTTACAAGAGAAGCGACATACTCAAATAAAAATAAAAAGACATCAAAGTGGCTTACACTTATCCCAATGGTTCTACCATCTGGTAGTGTCGAAGCTGGTGTGGAGATAGAGTTGCCAAAAGGCACTACTCTACCAAAAAACTGGGCAAAACTTTTAAATTCTAAGAAATAGTAAATGCTTTTTACAAAAAACAACGTATCTTACAAAGCTGTAAAGGTTAGAGTTGCTCCATATGATCCAGAAGATTCTGTAGCACAAAATATGCCAGCTAGAACCATTACAAACGAGAATGATAACGTAAACAATGTTATTGGATATATTCAGTCAAACTATACATTTGAGAGAATGGCTGGATTCAAAAATGCTAAGCTTTCAGAAGCTTTTGAAAATGAAGTTATTGATGAAGTAGACGATTGTGATATTCAAGAATGGAAAAAGACTGCAGACATGATCCCATCTTTTGAGGGAGATTGGTTGACAACTCTTGATCTAAGGGCTTTGAAAATTTTGCTAGGTACTGATTTCGCATCTGTTCCTGGTGTAAATGTTACGGATCATAATCAAGCTCGACAAAGTGGAGCTATTGCTGACTATAACAAAAATTATAGATTAGATATGCAACACCACGATGCTAGTGGAAACATCATTGCTCCTGTTACAGCTACAACAGCTGGAAACATCACACTGGTTGGTTCTACAGATGGTACATTGACAGTAGATACTGATTGGAGAATTGAAGATAATGGGTTTGGAGAATTTGGACTTGTTGTATACAGTGGAGGAGCTATTACTACTCTTGCACAAACATTCACATTGGTATATGATTATTTGCCAATTACAGCTGAATATACAGGGTATGATATTGGTTCAACTGTACAGCCTTACTTTATCGTAGAAATTGAAACTTGTCCAGATGAAAATGGAAAGGTTGATAAATTCTATATTGTAAAGGCTAACATGTCTGGAGCTTTGGACACAAGTTTCATCGCTTCTGGAGAAGTTCCTTTGTCAAGTATCTCATTGAAAGGATCTAAAGGAGGAATCTTATTGAAAGAAAGAACAAGAATATAATATAGGTTTACCTTTTATTAAGGGGGTTGGGACACTGATCCCAGTCCCCTTTTTAATTATACAAACTAGGCATGGAAAAAAATTGGTATGATTACCCATTCGCTTGAGAGCGACATTTAAAATTACCTATAACTTTAAAACTAGACTGAGCTGAGTCTAAATTTAATGTTTCTGTAAAATATAAACAAGGGACGATAGAGGATACAATAAAATTTTTACAAAAAATCGAAGATAAGGATTTTGATAGGCTTTGATGGTTGTTCGATTTTTTGAAAGAATTTTGAGATATAGATAAAGAAAAATGGGAGATGTTGTGTTTTGATAAAGATGCAGTATACAAAATATTTGAAACAATAAAAGACACAAGATTTAAATGAGTTTTTAAAAATAGTGATTGAAAGCAGGACGATTGAGGTGGTAGGTCTACACTATACAGCACTATGCTTGTTAAGCTTGCCTGAGAGTTATCTATACACCCATCAGAACTACAAAAGACCTACACAATGGAACAATTTAGCCGATTTGTTGAATGAATAAACTACTGAACGAACGAAATGTCAGAAGATTGAAGAAAGGAGAACGATAGAATAGCATTTAACAAAAGACACGATGACGCAGATTTGATATGAATGTTCAAATAATATTTAGCTTTTTTATGTTTATGGATGGAAAACACACTTGAAATTGAAGTAACAGCCGATTTGTCCAGATTGGAGAAAAAACTAAAATGAGCTAGTAATGAGATTACTCAATTTGCGAGAAAAGCAGAGAAAAATTTAACAATAGATCCAAAGTTCAACGAGGAAGCTATAAGGAAAGAATTGGAAGATGTAAAGATAATAGCTAGAGATACTGGGAAAGAATTAGACAAAGCTATGAAATCAAGATTTGTTGAACTTAGTGTAAAGGCTGATAGGTTCAAGAATGAAATAAAAAGACTTGAAGATTTGAAAAAGAGATTATCAACACCGGCTGAACTTAGAGTTGATGCTAAGATTTTGGCAGCAGAGAAAAAAATAAAAGACCTTGCAGATAAAAAGGAATCATTAAAGCAATCTACAAAGATAGTTGTAACAGCGGAAACAGCAAGAGCTACAAAGGAAATAGAAGAGTTGGTTTTTGCAAAAAGAGATGCCTCTAAAGAAGAAAAAGCTAAAATAAACGTAGATATAAGTGAAGCAAGAGCAGAACTAAGTGCATTCAAGGCTGAAAAGACAAAAGACACATCAGATGAGGTCATAAAAATAGATATAGAATCAAAAGCAAAGTAATTTAGTAGAGGCTAATAGATGATTGTTAAATCTCAGGAATACATGAGAAGATGTTACAAGTAGATTAAAAACAAAGTTTTGAAGTCTAAGTAAATCGCTTAGGACAGGGCTTCTATCTACTTTCTGAGCATTCAGTATAGCTGGATGAATAGCAGTTGGGCTTAGGGCTATAAGTAAATATATGAGTTCATCGGTGAATGCAGCTGTGGAGTTCGAGAGTGCTTTTGTAGGTGTAAAGAAAACCGTAAATGCAACAGCGTTTGAGTTAAATGTTTTCCAAAAAGAATTAGAGGATCTTACGAAAACAATCCCAATGACATTTGAAGAGCTTGCAAAAATAGCTGAGCTTGGATGACAGATGGGTGTTGGTATTGGTGATTTAAAAATATTCACAGAAACTGTGGCACAAATTGGTGTTACAACAAATCTAACATCAGAAGAGGCAGCACTTGCTTTTTCTAGGATTTCAAATGTTTTAGGTTTGCCTCTTGAAAATGTAGACAAATTAGCAAGTTCCATCGTTGCACTTGGTAATAATTTTGCTGCACAGGAAACTGAGATAACAAACTTTACACAGAGGATCTCTGGTGCTTGACACATAGCAAATCTTACTGTTTGAGATATTACTGGAATATCCACAGCGTTTACATCTGTTGGAATACAGGCAGAAAAGGGATGAAGCTCAGTGAATAAGGCGTTGTTAAAGATAAATGATGCAGTAATTAGATGATGAGATGATTTAGCAAGATTCGCAAGTGTAGCTTGATTATCTGCTGATGAGTTCGAAAATAAATGGAAGAAAAATGCTGGAGAAGCGTTTACGTTGTTTGTCGAATGATTGGGAAAATCTTGAGATAGTGCAAATGCAATAATATCAGAATTGATAGGTAA